GAAGTCGATGCCGACACGGATAGGTAAGCCGGGGATCGGCGCAATCTCGGCACAATGAACGTTGTCCCGATAGTCAGGCCAAACGGGCTTACCGTCGCGCACAAATCCGTAGTCGCCCCGGACATATACCCTGATCCAGTCTTCATCTTTGCCAGCCTTCGCGCGCTCGTAGTAGCCCGGCGGCAGGTTGGCTAGGTTCTCCGCCCCTTTGCTGTCGCCCGCCGGTTGCGCGAAGAATTCAAACCCGTTCGGCTTCGTTTCTTCGGCGAGCTTGTACCACCAGTGATCGCTGTCAGGCGGGTTGGTGTCGAGCATCACGCCGAACCAGGACGGCCCGCCTTGCAGCGTCGAGGGGTAGCGACCGACGCGGCCCGTCAGCCCGTCAAGCACGGCCTTGGGCACCTCGCGCGCTTCGTTGACCCAAGCGCCCGTCAGTTCGAGCGATAGCAGCTTGCGGATGTCGTCGGGCCGGTCAAGAGCGAGAAACATAACCTCGATGTCGAGATCGCCCTCTTGGACGCGATGCGTCGGCGGGCCTTCGGCTTGCCACTGCCCCCACTCGGGCGGCACCCAAGCGTGCCAAGTCTTGATCGTGGTCGTCTTCAACTCTGGGTAGGTGTTCCGAATAACCGCCCACCTAGAGCGGCGCTTGCCATCAGGGCCGGGTTTTTGGAGATGCGCGCGACGCAGGATTTCAACCACACAAGCTGTCGACTTGCCCGAGCCAATCGGCCCGCGTATCCCGCGCACGAAAGCGTTCGACGCGCGAAAGCGTTCGAGGATGCGGCCAGCGGGCGCGTATTTCATTCGGCGGGCACCGCGTTGGCGGGCACCGCGTCGATCATCGTCGCCGTATCCGGCGCGGGCGGCGCAATCTCGATGATGAAGCGTTGCGCGATTTCGCCGGTATGATTGTGATCGATTTTGTCGCCGTAAATCTTCGGTAGAACTTTGCAAGCGATCCATTTGCGCGTATCGACGCGAAGGCGAGAGCGCGCGATAGCTTCGCCGTTCACAACTTCGTTTCCGTTCTTGTCGACAGTGAAATCCTTCGAAGTGTCGTCGGAGATTTCGATGATCTCATCGACCCATAGCTGAGCCTGAACTTTGCGAGCCAGCGCGTACTGTTCCCGGAAGGCTTCGTTCTTGTCGAGCCACCGAAAAACCATCGACAAAGACGGCATACCCGGCTCTCGAAGAATGGTGCGAAGGCTTTCACCGTCGGCCATGCGAACGCAAAGCTTGTCCGCGACTTCCTGCGTGAACGATGAGGGGCGCCCGATGCGTTTCGGCTTTGCTTTCATGGTATTGGGAAAATAGCAACGGGGCGGCGGGAAGGCAAGGAGTTACGAACGCAACAGCAAGGCGGGTCGGTGTAACGGATTTTGAAACTCCGTTAAGCCATTGGAAAAAAAGTCAGACCCCCTCTTAGTTAGTTAGTTAGTTACATAATTACAAGAAAAAAAAGAATAGGGGGGTCTGTCTTTTCCAAAGGGTATTCCCCTTCATATCTCTATAAGCGTCTTTGTCCCCGGAAGCGTTACCGTTACCAAAAACCCGTTTATCTTGTAAGATCAATTGGTTAAGTGGTTACGGAAAAAATTGACCGTTACCGCTATAGCAGCGCGTTGGGATATTGACAAGCAGGAATAGATTAGTTAAGGTACAGTCCTTAACGTCAACAACGGAGAACAAAAATGAGCTTTGGAATTGAAAAGAATATACCAATTCCCCAAGACGCATACGCCGGGAATTTGGTATGGCCGCTAAATCAAATGAACCCCGGCGATAGCGTGTTTGTTGCCGGAAAAACGATCTATCAAGCAAGCAGCAGGATAGCCCAAGTAAAATCGAAAAAGGGTTGGAAATTTACAAGTCGAACCGTGACCGAAAACGGCGTGACCGGCGTTCGCATTTGGCGGACTGAATAGGGGCTAGGCGGGCCGGTCTTAATAAAAAAAGATCGGCCCCCTAAAAAAGAGCGTTGACAAAAAGACAACGCCGTATTAGATATAACCCATCAACGGCGCACAACGCGCCACGCCAAGGAGAAAAAAATGGACCCGGAAAAACTCAAAGAAATTCTTGCGGCGCATAAGCTGTGGCGTGTAACAGGCGGCGAGAAGGGTACGCGCGCCAACCTCGCGCGCGCCGACCTCGTGGGCGCCAACCTCGCGCGCGCCGACCTCGCGGGCGCCAACCTCGCGGACGCCTACCTCGTGGGCGCCGACCTCGCGGGCGCCAACCTCGCGGGCGCCAACCTCGCGGGCGCCAACCTCGTGGGCGCCAACCTCGCGGACGCCTACCTCGTGGGCGCCGACCTCGCGCGCGCCAACCTCGCGCGCGCCAACCTCGCGCGCGCCGACCTCGCGGGCGCCGAACAGGTCATTGACGTAGGAATGCCAAACGGCTGGCGCTGCGTTGGCTGGATGGATAAAGGCGCGCTTTCCGTCCGCGTCGGGTGCCACAACAAGACAATTGCCGATGCCCGCGAATATTGGGCGGGAAAAAAGGATCGCCGCGAAGTCATGGCCGCTTTGGATTACGTCGAAGCGGTCGCAAAGCTGCGCGCTGAAACAGACAAGTATTGGGAGGCACGCTAGATGTCCCGCTATTCAAGCACCGACGAAATTCACTGCGTCTGCGGCTACGAAGGAAACGCGATCCTCGTGCGCGTTGGCGACGGCTCGGACGAAATCGACTGCCCGCTCTGCGGAAACTACGTCGAGGCGGTCGAGCCTGAAGAGGATGACGAAGACGACGAAGACGAAGGCCCGGAACTGCGCGTGGTGCCGTCGTGATCAACGTGATCCTGTATCGCGGCAAGCGTATTGAAGAACTCACGCACGACGAGTGCTTGGTCGCCATCCGGCAAATGATGAACGAAGTGAACCGACTTACCGCGCTCATGCCGTATGTCGATTTTCGCCAGAAGGCGCGCGACATGATGAACGCAAATAAGGGGGGCAAACAATGAGCAAGCTTGCGGACAAAATTCGAGCGCGCTCAAACGATGCGCCGCTGCAAACAGAGTACATGCTTGACGAAGCCGCCGCCGCCCTTGACGTTGCGTATAACGCGTTGCGGGATGTTCGTAACGATATAGACGGCCCAGCAGAGTCCATTCGCACTATTGACGCCGCACTCGCCAAGCTGGAGGCCGCGCGATGATCTGCGCCATAGCAGCGTGCGCGCTCGTCGTCGGTGGCGCGACGTGCCAGCCCAAGGCGCCGCAAGCCGTGCTCTATGCCGACGTATTGGAGCGCGTCGAGTGCGTGACGCTGGTCGATTTCATTCGCCACGTCGGCCCGCGAAACGGCGTGTCGATGCGGCGCTTTGAGTACTACAGGTTTGAGAGATAGCCATGCCGATACGCTTGCGATTTAACCAACGTGACCGAGCGGCGCTGTTGTCCGCCGACGCGATAGGCCGGATAGAGGCGTCGCGCGTGACGCTGCGGCGCTTGATCGCGTTGGGTCTGGTTCGGGTAGGGACTTGGCAAAAGCGGATCGAATACACGCTGACCAACGAAGGCCGTGTTTGGAAAAAGCAGATTGAGGAGAAAGAGAAATGGACAAGCTGACGCCGGGGATGCTGCGGGATGCAGCGGAGTTTATACGTGTTTTCTCCGGTTTTCCCGTTGAGGAACAAGTAGCCGCGTTGTTGGAAGAAGCCGCCCGCCGCGAGGGTGGGCAAAAGCCGGAGAATGACGGCCATACTTTTGATGCGGTGTGCAAAAAGTGCGGATTTACGCACGCCGGATCAACCGAGCGCGAAGGTCTGGGCAGCGCCGCCAAACAGCGCGTCGAGAACCAAGACGAAATTGCTTCGTTGCTTATCTTCGACTGGGGGACAGACAAGCTTCCAGATGAAGCCGCAAAGCCGTGGATCGTGATTGACCAGGACTTTTATGTTCTCGTCCCGGCCGATTTGCTATCAAAGTTCCGCGCATCCGCACGGCAAGCCGAAGCGCAGGCGCCGCAGACGGACGCGGAGGACGAATACCGCAAGGGCTACGCGGCAGGTGTGGAAATATTCAAGGCCGAACGCGACGCGCTCAAGGCCCGCGTGGCGCGGCTGGAGGATGCGTTGCGAAGAATTCGCGATGGAAATTCATCTGGTCACTACACCGAAGCTGGTATGCGGCTGATTGCCGAAGCAGCCCTCGCAGGAGACAAAACCAATGGCTAAACCCAAGACGATCAAGCCGGTGCGTATGTACGCGCTTTACAGAACAGGTTTTGGCTTTTTGCCAAGAATATTTAAAGACAAAGACAAAGCGCGTTGCGACCCGGCTGCAGTCACGCTTTCCGAATACGAATTGCAAATCGTCTGCGTCGAAATCCGCGACGCCGCGACGGCGAAGCTGGAGCGGGCCGCGATCTACGCCAAGTGCAAAGCCGCTGGCCTGTCGTTCCGCGACCTGCGGGGCTCGGGCGACGCCGCTGCCAAGGGAGGGCGCGCCGATGGGTAAGAAGATGACCACAACCGAGGCTGC